ATCATTGCTCGATGATAGTGCAATCTCAGAACATAGATTAGAAGCATGGATCGTATGACCTTTGTCCTTATAAACATCTGGAGCGTTATCATTAATCGTATCGCTAAAGAATACATATGGGTAACCAGACTCATATCGCTTCTTAATTAGTTTACCCCATACCTTTCGCTTATCCTTATCTCCACCAACCATTGATTTCATCCACTTATCAGAGACCGATACGCCAATAGAAAGATTCTGAATACTATTACCATCTCCTCGGATCTGTAAGAACTCTAAGATGTCAGCATGATCAATAGGCATGTAAGCTGCGAATGATCCTCTACGAACGTTACTCTGAGAAACGACATTCGTCACTGATTCGAATAGCTCCATGAAGTGAACTGGACCATTCGACTTTCCACCAGTGCCAATATTTGCACCTCTCTTACGAATGTCTCCAAAGTATGCAGATGTTCCACCTCCCATTTTAGTCATCATACCTACTTCAGCTTGCTTAGTAAGTATCGATTCTAGAGTATCATCAACATAAGAACCAAAGCATGAGATAGGCAAACCTCTCTCCATTCCGTAGTTAGCCCAAATAGGAGATGACAATGAATACCATCCATATGACATATACTCTTCGAACTTCTCTGCAAAACCTGCCTTTTTTAAGTCACTCTCAGCAGTCTTTGCAATTTGAGTGATCCGTTCTTCAGGAGTCTGATCGCCTGTTAGGTAGCCGCGTTTTAGGAACTTGCGACTGTCGTCATTTAACCAATAGTATTTTTCCATAATATATATATACACTTTTTACGTTCAATTAGAACAAGTCTTCTTCACCGTACGACTTATCGTTCTTAGAATATTCTGTAGGTCTCTTACTGAAAAAGTCAGTAGAAGTATTTCCAAGAACATCCTCGTCGAACCATTCTGTTTTCGTTAACATCTCTTGATCGACATCATCAAACACTGGCTCAATACCAATCTGTGTAAGAGAATCATTGAGTCGATTCTTAATAAAATTCTGTAGGATAGGAGTGCTTAGATGCTCTGACTCATAACCATTCACTGACCATTCGATGATTTTGGATTCAGCCTTATAAGCTTCTTCGCACTCATGTCGAATACGCGCTACAAACTCTTCATCAAACAACTCTGGATGCTCTTCGCGAATAGTGTTTACAAGCTTCATACCAACCATAGCATGAAGTAGTTCTTCCTTTGAAGTGTATGCTACTTGCTGAGCAGTATCTTTAAGAAGGTTGCGGAAGCGATTAAAGTAATTGATTGTATAGAACTGACTAAACAACGATACGTTCTCTACATACAATGTAAAGAGGATCAACGAATACACATATTGCTTCTTTGAGTCCTTATAGTATTTGTGAAGATACTTACGAAGGTACTTTACTCGATTTTGAATGATGTCAAGCTTAAGATTCTCTTCAAAGATATCGTTCATATCCAATACATCGAGCAATCTCTCGTATGCATTATTATGGATAACCTCAACATTTGCCATCACATAACCAAGGTCAGTGATTGATGGATGAGGAAGGTTCTGGCCAACATTAGCCCAAAAGGTTTTGACAGCGACTTCGATTTGTGCGATAGCCGATAAGCTCCGCGAAATCATGTCGCGTTCTTTATCAGTTAGGTTGACTTTGAAATCCTGGATGTCAGACTGGAAATTGAATTCCTTGTCGGTCCAAAAGCCATTATGCATAGCTTCGATGAACTCTTCAGTCCAAGGATAGTGATCAGGTTTGCGGGAAATTTGTTCTTCGAATATCATAGAGTGTTAATTGAGTGGTGCTAAGGTATATATTATACTGAAAGGCTAACGATGTAAACAATAATGTTTATTCATTAGTCGCTCTGCGTCTAATAGACCTAAGTGCACCAGTCGTCTCATCTCTCAATATGATAACCGAATTTCTGTTTTTCTTTGCGTAAGCGTAAAGGCTTTTTTGGTTTTCGTCCTGTAGATCTAGATATTTAGACCATCTTTCGAACTTATTACGACCTGTGTCGAATCGTCTAAATATCTCACTCGGTACATTAAAATCCTTGTACTTCTTCTTCTTAGCACCAAGAGGAAGCGCGGTTATTGCTACAGCTGCAGTTGTAACTTGATCATTAATCATCGTGCGATATCTCCCTGAGTTATATAGATTTTTTGTTTAGTTCTGATGTGAGTAGCTTCATACACAGCAAGACCGAATATATGTCCAACTGGTGCATGCTCTTTGATGCTAACTGTAGTATTCTTCTTTGCGAGTGGCTCGCCAGTGTGTGGTAAAGTAATATCTCTTAAGAGCGTATAGTTCGATTCTTGGATACAATTGCTTTCATTGATAAGATACCACTTATCTGCGATTTGTTCTGTAAGATCTATTTGGCTGATATCAATTCCAGTTGCATTCTTTAATGTCTTTGATATAGCTTTATCAGACATGTTCGTATTCTCTTTAATGAGATATAGCGCTGCAGCATACGAAGCTAATGTTGATTTGCCGAGAGGTACTTTGTTTATCAGACGTTTTAGGTTATACACCAACTTATGGAATAGGTTATAAGCTCCCTTTTCTGTAGATGATTCAGGCTTCTTAAGTACCTTACCGTTAGAATCTAATAGACCTAACTCAAATGCCTTCGTCTTATTCCACGGAGTAGTTAACAATCGAAGAAAGCGAAGTGAATAGAATAAGTCTGCTGTACGTAATAGTCCCATATTATAGTGCCTGTAGTTTTTTTGCTAGTGTTAGATCGATCGTTACTTGACTGTATTTATCTTCAGGCATGTAACTTAGATAAATTAAAAACGTTTTAATTGAAGGCCATAAATCTGGCTCGATCTTATAGAAGAGAATTCGAGTTGCAGCTGAAATATCAAATACGTTATATATTACAATGAGGTGATTTAGTATTAACCTCTCTTGTACAATGCCTGATTCTTTGTATCTTCGAAGAAGACGTAGCACATACTTAAATCGTGCTACGTCTTCTTTAAATTCTTGTACATCTAGGCAAGCTTCGTTGCGATAATGCTTAGCTGCATATAGTTCAAAGTTTTCATTATTTAGTTCACTGAATAGCTTCATGTTCTATTTATGAACTTTAACGAACGTAAAATCTACCTTTCTCTATCACTTTTCCGCCATTTTCTTTAGCATATTTTTTAGCTGCTCTCAAAGAGCGGAAGGACTGAGGCTTAGCGCTTTCAGCCTTTTTAGCTATTGATTTTTCAATGATTACGTTATTACCGATCAAAAGATCAGCGGCTTGGACAGTTTCTGCCTTTGCCTTTTTAGATTTGCTTTTTTTGGACATATTTAGTATTTCTCTATATTTATGGACGTGGTGCGATTGGTTGATCATTACCAGCTTCTTCTGGATCTGTAGCAGAGATTGCGTGAAGAGCTTTAAAGTCTTTTTCTCCTTGTGCTTTTGGTTCTTCAACTTCATTCATACCAGAGAAATCGCGTTCAATCTCTTCCCAAACAGAAACGATATCACCAATAGCTTTTTGCATCTTCTTAAAGTCTGCATCGTACTTTCCTTCAAGTGATTTGTTGATACCCTTATTCAGGTTTGATCCAACTTTAAGAGATTTCTCAAGGCTATAAATCTGTGTTGCCGCTGTTTTTACACCTTGGCTCATTGTAGCTTCTTCAAGATCAACTGATTCAGCAATTCTTTCAAACTCTGGTTGGCTCTCAATATATTTGATGTAAGCTCTTTCGTTTGGCACTGTCACAGATTTACCTTTAGGTGTTAAGGATCTGAGTGGGCTAAACTTATTAGCCAATTTCTTCGCAAGCCTCTTTGCAGCGTCACGTGTAGGGGTATTGATATCAACCGTATCAGTAGCTTCTTCAAGATCAACTGACTCAAACAATTCAGGATAGAATTCTTCGATCTCATCAGTGTCCATATCGTAATAATCAGATGTTAGGTACTTAAAGATGTCAGCGTTTTTACCTGTTACAATAACTTCATCAGCACTGCCATTTCCTTTACCTTCTTTAGCTTTAAGCTTAAACTTCTTCATGTCCTTCATAGCGGACTTGGCATCCACTACATCGAGACCAACAGTTGATTTACCGTTCGATGGCTTTGTAGCTTCTTTAAGAGATTCAGCCAGTACAGCATCAACACTACCGCTTGGAACTGTCATTGGATTGTCAACCTTCATTTGCTTCAGACCTTTCTTAATGGCTTCAGCACTATTACTAGCTTTCACATCAACTGTTTGACCCTTAAAGAGTTTACCAGCTTTCTTAGTTACAGTTACTGTCCAAAATTCGACTGCTTCTTCAAGATCAGTAGACTCTTTCTTACCAAGAATCTTTTCAGCAGCATCTTGTTCGATCTCTACAGGATATGATTTACCATCAAATTCAAATTTATCTTTGCCAGCGAGCTTTGCTTTAGCAGCTGCTGCCGTGAACTCATTGCCTTCTTCGACATCTTCTTCTTTAATCTTCTTCAAGCGAATGAACTTCTTTTGGATTGCATTCCACTTCCATTCTTTCTCGTCGAAATTCTTAAAGTTCTGAACTTGATCCCATTGGTCGGGAGTAAGAATGTTCATCTTTTCGAATGGTACTGTAGTTTCTTTTGCTTCGGTAAGTTCAACCTTTTCGATTGAATGACCGGCCATAATGTTACTTACAGCATTCGCGAGTGAACGTGTTGTGTCTTGAATATTCATAGTTGTTTTGGTTAAAGTGTTATTTATATTGAAATTTAAGTGGTTTTTGATTTAGCTTTTAGACGCTCGGATTCAGCCTTTTTTATTTGAGGAAGAAGCTTCTTCTCGATCTTTTTAATCGCTGACTTTTTAGATTGAACCTTTTTCTCAAGTGATGCCTTTTCAGGATAGGATAGTGAATTATAGTCTTTATCCTTTAATATCTTCTTTCGTATAACGTCGATCGCTTTCTTATGCGCTCGGGTCTTAAGTTTTTCAGGATCAGCTCTTCTATTAGCGGCTTGCTTACGCTTCATTGCTATTTTTGGAGCCAAACGCTTCATCGTACGAGAGCGAGCAAGCCGTTGCTTAATCGTCAATGGTTTTTCAGTTAAATACTGTGAAAATGATAACATATTAATGTTTAATTGGTTGGGATATCAAACATCCAAACGAATGCCGCGGCGATAGATCCAATGATTGCTGTCGTGATAGTCCATACAACTGACTTTATGGTTCTAGTTGTATCTTCTACGTGAGATAGATCACGTTCGATCAGCCTTAAGCGGTCGTCTTGATCGACCATTCTCTTGAGGATGATCCTAGTTGATTCTTCTTGAGCTGAGATCTTTTCTTCGGCTCTGGCCAAAGCAATAATAGCATCTGCCATCTTATCGATCTTTTCTTCAATTCGATCTAGTCGCGTTTTTTCGTGTGCGTTCATGTCATCCATATTCCCATGTTAAATCTATTTTAGTGGTTATTCGAAAGAAGCTGCGACTTGCTTTCTTACTTCCGGTGTTAATTCTTTAAAGCGATATAAGTCTACACTATCATCAGAGTGTACCTTACCTGTCATTACTTGGCCGTCAACTTCGTGTTGATCACCAGTCCATTCTTTTCCGTCTGCGGTATAATGACCTTCTGACTTCCATGTTGCTTCTTCAGTTATAATAACTGAAGATTTTTTTACAGTGTAGATTAAATATTTTGTGGGATTTATTTTTTCAAGAATAACCTTCCCCAAAAGCCAAGCTTCGCCATCAATTCCCATTTCACGCACATTCACTTTTTTAGCTTTAAAATGTTTTAAAGCTTTATCGAAGTGTTTTATGTATTCTTCTAGTTTTTCTTTTTTCTTATATCTATTATCGTTGTTTCTAACATCAATCATTGATTTTGATAAAACCAGTTCGTTTTTTGGTGTGACTGACCCGCCATGTTTTAATGAGTAAGTCTTTCGTCCTCTTACAGTTTCAACTTCCCAAGGAGTGACATTATATTCAGGGTAAATATAACTCCGCGGCATATCAGATAAAGAAAGCAGATATTCTATAAAGTCTTGTTTAAATTGGTTTATACTCTTCATAATTGCTGCTTCGGTTACTTCATTGCCTTCTTCGACAGCTTCTTCAAGATCCTCAGACTCCTTTACAAACTTGGTGATCTGACCTTTTAAGATTTTCTTAGCTGCATCTGCATGAGCCTTAGATACTTTCGATTCTAAACCAAGATCTCTCATCTTCTTAATCAATGCATCGGCATCCTTTCCTCCTTTGAGTCTTAGCGCCTTAAGAACAGATTGGACTGTTGCACTTGCTTCTTCAAGATCAGTTGATTCACCCAGCAACTTAGCCTTATTGTCGTGATACCATGCAGCGTCAGCTGGTTCAGCATTTCCGCCAATCTTAGCAGCAGCCATTTTAGCGCCTTGCCATTTTCTCCAAGACTTTGACGGGCTTAGTTGCTTTCCTGTTTTCTTGTCATAGATGATCCAATCAGCACTTGCTTCAAATATCTTATATGCTTCTTTGATTTCGCTTGCAGACGAATCGATACTAAACGTCTCAGACTTAACAAATGCCTCAATCAAACCGTGATCATCTTCTTTAATAGCAATCGATGCTACTTTCTCTAAGCGAAGTGTGCTGAGGCTCTTCTTCTCTTCAACCTTCTCTTCAACGATCGCACCGTCATCTGCTTCTTCAATCTCTTCTCCTTCAGGACGACGAGAGCTCTTTTTAGGATAGATGATCTTAAGAGGATTATTCGTAATGAAGATCAACTCTCCATCTAAATCAGTACCTGCTGCTGTAGCATTTCCATTAACGTGATTCAACTTATTCATGACTCCAAGTTTAATCGATCCAGGTCGTACTTTAGAAATAAGTGTCTTCAAGTCATACTTCTTAATAAGCTTTGCTTGTTTTGCTTTATCTCCGTTAGTTCGAGTCCATGCTTGTTCGAGCTTTTTGAAAGGTACAACCTTTGCCTCATGAAGCTCGATCGTATAGATAGCAGTGTTTGTGTTTAGTATTTTCATATTTCCCATTTAAGATTAAGTTATTATATTTATAAAAATCTCACCCTCCAAATTCATGTCCAGCGACTCTTTTCATTTGTTTTTCGCTTAGTTGACCAGGTGTACCCTTTTTGTAGGTTTCAGCTGCTTTATCTGTACCATCTTCCAGTGCTTCTTCAAGCGAATGGATAAAATACTTATTGCCTTTACTACATACTACATAATTAGATTTACGTTCTTGGATAGTAATTTCAACATTACCGTTTGCGTATACAGTATCACCTTCATTAAAAATAGCGCCTGAAATATACTGTTCACGTTTCTCAGAAACCGTTGGAAGTTGAATATGCTTCCGAAAGTTCGTCATTTCTTTTAGTCCCATTCTTTTACGAAGGAGATTAAAGAGCTCCATATCATCGCCGTAGTCTCTAGGTATTCCGCTTGAGAATGCTTTAAAATCGCCATCAGTTGCAGCTGCTCTCATTTTAGAGGCCGACATTCCAGAAACACCATCGGCATCGGCATCTCTCTTACCTGCTGATTGGAACGTGATAGTGTCGAATTCATAGAATCCATGTTTAGATTTCACGCCATTAAACTTGTTCAATAATGTTTTGAACTCTTTAATGCGATCTGATCCAACAATCATTGTAACATCAGTATAGCCTTGATCATATAGTCTAACCGCGATGTTGAATACAGTTTTTATCTTCTCATCAAGTATGATGTTTCGAGCATACTTAGGAAACATCTTACGCATGATAGATACCTTCTCTTTGTATTGGAGAGGATCAGTATCAGGCTTATTAGATTGCGATGCGAAGATCTTGTAGTCACGGCCGCTTGCAATCTTGATGACAGCTTTGATGAGCTTTTCATGACCGACCGTAGGAGGATTGAATCTACCAAATGTAAAAACTATCTCCTTCTTCTTCGCTTCTGTAAACTGCTTAAATGATTTCATTATTTAGATAGGATTGTGGACATATATCTATTTATATGTTTTTGTTACTATCGCTCCAACCCTTGATTGTATCAGACGAGAAGTTGTTATTTGATGTTTGCTTTAAACCAATCGTCTAAATATTTCTTAAGTTCTTTTTGAGCAGGCTTAATGTCAGACTTCTCCGTCATTTCTCCATTTGCCCATACCTTCCAGGCCTTTTTAATTGATGCAAGGCCTTCAGCGATACGGTCGGCGGCGTCTATTGTTTCAACATAATCTTCAGAAATAACTTCTCCACGATTAAGGAGGATCGATCTAGCAGCTTCTTCAAGTTCTTTACTTTTGTTTAATGAGTTCATTTCTTTGTTTGTTTTTGTTATCGCTCCCAACCCTTAATGGTGTCGGGGGAAAAGTTGTTAGTTGAAAATTCTAGGCGGTCGACCAGTTTCACCGCGCCGTTAGAGGCTGTATCGATTGCAACAAAGCCTTCAGATCCAGTGACCTTGAATCCGTTCTTAGTGCGAATGAATGTGTCAAGTTGTTTCACCTGATCTAGTTTACTTATGATAAGCAACTTCGCATCGACGATTGCATTCTGAAGTTGGTACATTAGATCAAGGTTTTTCTTATTCTCTTTTGAGAAGAACTTCATTTCCTCTTCATGTCTTATTGTAACATTCGCTTTACCCTTTTCACTTGAACGTTTTTCATATTCTTTCTTAAACTTCTCATCAAACCAAGCAATAAGATCTTGAACGTGCTTAGTTGTATTTCCAATGCGCTGTCCTTTACGAACAAGGGTGTTATTGAATGTCTCAAGTTTAATTGCAAGAGCTTGATTAGATTCAAGTTCTTTTAGAGTTGAACTTGCGATCTGTTGGAATATCTTGCCAGCTTTAGCAAGTGCCTCAGATACTTGTTTTGTTCCGCTCGCGGATAGAGTCGCTTTACCTGAAATATCTCTGAAGTTAGCATCTTGATACCAGACAGAAGCTTTCTTTTTGAGGCCTTTCAAATCAACCTTAAAGGATGCTTTCATTGATTCAAAGTCTTTTCCTGTATATGTAGTATGCCATACAACACCAAGATTCGCCTTTTGTATTGTTTTAGCCAGCGCTGATTTCGCAGGTACCGCATAAACAATAGTATTAGGCTGAAAGGTGATATACTTCTCACCGTCGATTGATTCAGTTGCTAAATCACTTTTAGTAAACATGATATCACCCTGAATCACGTCCTTAATGCCAAGATCTTTCAATTCATTAAATGCAATCACTAGCTTTTCTGCAAGATCGCCAGATGTGTCAGCTCTTACTTCAGCTTCTGACTTATACACTTTAGGATCTTTATTGAAAATGCCTTTCTTAGCAACAAAGAATTGGCCATCTTCTGGATCGATACCAGCAAAAACTGCAGGAGCTCCATCCCATTTGACGGTTACATCAGTAGAGGAACTAGTATTTCCTGCTAGCATATCTCTTAAAGAGCGGAGAGCGAAGATCGCTTCTCTCGTTCCTTTGACACCGCCATAGATGACTGCATCCTCAAGATGTTGCATGTGAGTATTCTTACC